TAACGATTGAAATCATTGATTACATCATAGGAGCTGCCTTTATAGCAGTACCAGTGATATATGCGTTGACTTGGTGTTGTTCAAAGAGTGAAAATGGAAACCAAACCAAACCAGAGCGTGACTTTCCACAGGAAGTGTTTGACTCAATTCTCCCTCGAGATGTTTGCCATTATTCAGATGAGCCAGTTGATTATTCATGGTTTCCTGGCAATGGAATTGACTACAATGGTCCTACTTCACCCAAGTTTGGAGACTACATTAGGCGGGACTGTGAAATCGGTGCGATAACTGGTACTCTCAAATGTGATCTTCGAAGGAATGGATTCACGATCAATGAGGATTCTAGTGAACGCTACTTGAGCGACTATGAAGGCTTTAGGGACTTGTTGAGTCAAGAGCCATCAGAGCTGAGTGATAGAACGGGGATGTATTTAGCTGGGATATGTTTTACCAGTGATAATGTTCCTATCAAGTTCAGGCAGTGCCCAACCAACAAGATGGTCGCGATGATAACTCGGTTTCTTAGAAATCGTCCAAAGGCGGACCCAGATCTGTGGAATGTGTACTACAATTGGATCTTATCAAATAAGAATCCTGGTGACTGCTCAGATATCATGAGTGAAGTTATGCAGCACATGTCCAATATTGAGGAAGAGTTTAAAATGAAAACAGTCACTCTTATGCCTTCAATGGTGAGAGACAGATGGGGTGTTCAATGTATAACTGACCTCCTCGAGATGACAGTGGAACCTCTAAATCTTGACGACTATATCAATCGGTTTTCTGGCTACAAAAGAGCCGCTCTGGTTAAAGCTAGGGCCGACTGGGAAATTGGCGTGTGGTCTTCTGTGAAAAAGATGATGATCAAGCATGACGAAGAGAATCAATACTTTAAAGTTCCTGATCCGCGAGTCCTTATTTATGGATTGGCATGCAATAAGCTTCAGAAGGGTCCTGTTATATGTGCAATGAGTGAGAATTTAGCAAAAGTTTGGTCAGTTAAGTTGGCTGAGTCCAAAATATCTTATTCAACGAAGTGCCAAGTAGACGATCTGAACAATTGGGTTAACACCAAGATTGAAGGGATGAACTCTCTAAATGAATTTGACTGGTCTCTCCAGGTTCTTGGTGACGATCAGTTTCTTTGCATTAGGTTTCGCAATCCTCACAAGAGGAAGTGGTCCACATACATCGTGAGCATTGACTACAGTAGATTTGACACGACAATCAGGATAAATGCTTTAGCGGCTGATATCATCTGGATGGTTAGCTGTGGAATTGATTATAATTTCATTTCAGATCACGTTAAGGAATTTAATGCTAAGATCAAAACTCGCCCTAACAAGTATGGGGAAGGTGCAATGACCATAATGGATTTTCCAGTTCAGCATTTCACGGGAAACATGATCACATCACCAGGAAACAGTTTCAAGAATGGCTCAGTGACGGCGTTTGCAATCTCATATGTTAAGTGCTTGATTGATGATTTGGTCAGAGATGGTCACACAGTCGGAATTGGCAAATTCGTAAAGTTACTCACTGGAGTATACAAAGACATGGGATTTATTCCAAAGATAAGCCACAAAGAGTTGGATTTTACGTTCAGCCCTAAAGGTGATTTCTTGAGCATGTTCTTGTGCGAATCTGTCAATGGCGATGGTTATTATTTTGTGCCTTTTCTCGGAAAGCGTATCGGTAAGATGTGCTTTTTCATTTGGGACAATCGAATGAATGGCTGGTCAGATGATAAAGTTAGTGAGGAATTCAAGGCTCGCATGCGTGGCGTATTGATATGCAATAAAGCACTGGATGGGCTGCTAGTGTGGAAAACAGTCTCCAAACA